ATGGATTCTTCGGAGAACACGTTCCGAAACTCTTTATCCACGACGCATACAACACCGCCATCATAGAAAATATTTTGAAACGACAAAAAGCAGTCCTAAAACAAGTCAAAAAGGAAATGGAATCTTATAAAAGAAGCACCATAGACCCCCGAACATTCGTCGTCCTCGATGATTGCTTGTTCGATAATAAATGGACCCGCGACACTATGATGCGTCTCCTCTTCATGAACGGGAGACACTGGAAGATTATGCTGGTCATCACAATGCAATATCCTTTAGGCATTCCACCCAATTTGAGAACCAACATTGACTATGTGTTTATCCTGCGAGAGCCGTATATAGGTAACCGAAAACGAATCTATGAGAATTATGCGGGCATGTTTCCGACGTTTGAGTCTTTTTGTCAGGTGATGGACCAGTGCACTGAAAATTTCGAGTGTTTGGTGATAAATAACAACGCCAAGTCGAATAAGCTACAGGACCAAATTTTCTGGTACAAGGCGCAGCAGCACGGACCGTTCAAACTCGGTAGTAAAGAATTCTGGGAGATGAGCAAGGATTTGAATTCTGATGACGAAGAGGAGGCGTATGACCCGAAAAACATTAACAAAAAAGGAGCGGGACCTAAAATCAGTGTGAAAAAAAATAAATGGTAATAGGGATTGCTTTTGCTTTTAAAATCAAAAGCAGATTTTGCTCACGAAGGTTCGAAAGCAAAAACAAGTAATGCGTATGTTTGCTCCACATGTAAGCGGAGCAAACATATTTTTTTTACATTTGCTCCTGAGGGTTCAGGAGCAAAACATCATTAAAATAATTATTTGCTTTCCCGATCGGGTGAGCAAACAATATGGGGATGCATACGTAAGTATAATAATTTAAGTATTATAAATAAATAAACTTAAAGAGATGGCGTAAAGTATAGTATTACAACACCAAATAAATGGATATAGTAAAAGCATTTAATGAAAATGATTTGCATACAGAAATAATTATAAAAGGAACGTTAGATGACCCGCTCTTTCGAGCAAGTGATATAGGAGTAGTACTAGATATAAGTAATATAAGAACATCAATTGTTGATTTTGACGAATCAGAAAAGCGCGCCGTCCATACTACGGACGGCGCGGGAAGAATGCAAGATATAACATTTTTAACAGAAAAAGGATTATATAAAGTGCTGTTTCGTTCGAGGAAGCCGATAGCCCAAAAATTTCAAAATTGGGTTTGTGATGTGATAAAAGAAATTCGAGTTACGGGTATTTACAATATGCAAAAAGAAATCGATAAAAAACAAGAAGAGCTAGCATCCATCGAAACCACCAAAGAAAAAGAAAAAAGCCGCGCGGTTGAACAAGTGATTATTGCACAATTTCCGCAGAATACCGAGTGTATTTATTTCGGGACAATTGCGAATACAAATGAAAAGGGAGAAAAACTGATAAAGTTTGGCATTTCAAACGACTTGTCGCTTCGAGTACTGGACCACCGCAAAAAGTACATGAATTTCATATTGGTATGTGCATATCGGGTGCAAAACAAGACCGAGATTGAGAACCTCATGAAAAAGCATCCCAAAATTCAAAAACATTTGCGCACGATTCAAGTGAATGATAAATGCAAAACCGAAATCATTGCATATGACGAAGTGAATTTGACGATTGATAAGTTACAGAAATATATAAAAGACATTATCGATTCGAGAAAATTGTGCATTGAGAATTTCGTAAAAATGGAGAATGAGATTCAAATGCTGCGTAGCCAAAATGATACTTTATCGACCGAATTTGAATTGATGACAGGAAATTATAATAAAGCTAAAATTGAAATCGATACACTTCAAGAAACAGTGAAAAAACAAAAAGCGGTCATTGACAAGATTCACAAGGAAGAAAATGACAACACGGTTTTCCCGGAACCCGAAATAAACGAGGAAGAAGTAAATCATGCCATTGCCACCAGCGCCGAATTGACGGCAATGTTTAACGAGTTTGTTTCCGCCGAATGCATTGTTCGTTCGGACGTGTATGAATCGTCGGTTCAACTGGAAGGTCGTTTTCGCCTTTGGAGACAATCAAAGCCGAAAAAAGAAATATTCCACGCATTTAAAAGTTATATGGACACACGATTCCAGCCGAAGCGTATGCCGATAAATAAACAAAATGCGCATTGTTATGTTGGCATTAAATTGAGAGAAGCAGAGTATAAAAAGAAATTCGCGGCAGTAGATGCGCCGCCGGTTGAAACATTTCTCTTCCAAATGTGCAAGTTTTCAGATAATGGTAAAATTCTGAATTCCGTCTTGTTGAGAGAATATAAAAAATGGAAACAGTCCGTTCATCGCGAATGCGCAACCGATGAAGTTGAATTAAAAGAACTCAAAGGATATTTGAATGCATGTCCTTATGCGTTGAAAGCAACCGTATGGACAGAACACGGTGTTAATGAAGGATATTACGGATTGTCTTTAATGGAAGATTATATCAAACAGACGGAACAGGTACAAAAATCGAACAAAAATACAACTGGAAAAGTGGTAGAAAAACGCGAAATCAAAACAAATGGGCTTATTGGAACATGGGACAGTATTGCAGATGCGGCAATTTCAGAGAATGTATGTGCTGCAAAAATGAGCAGATACATTCGAGAAAAAAAACAAATTGGCGACTACTGCTATGTTACAGTATAATAATCCACAACGCCAACAGTGCAACATCAACTGTAAATTAGAATTTATAATAATTTGTAATTTACACTGCCACCAATTTGTAGACGTCATCCACATAATTTTTTGCTTGAACTCTTGTGTAGAGCTTGGAAAACGAGGATGTTTTCGTTTTTTCAATAATTTCTGTGATTGATTTTTTGATGAAGTGGTGTTTGTGTTGCATGTCGAAAAGGACTTTTTCTTCATTTTGTATCAACCGTATTTGATTTGAAATACCGGATTCCATCATGCCAACTTTGAATTGGAAATGGGAAGACCTTGTATAATCATCATGCGGCTGCATCTGTTTCAACCTCATCTGGTACAACCTCATGTGGTATGGAATCAGTTGGCGGCGCATTTCTTGACATTTTTGTATTTGTTGTGTGATTTTCGCTTTAGATTCCAACTGGGCTTTCATGCGGGCTTCGTGTTCCGATCGTCGTTTGAGTAGCAGTTCACGCTCGCGTTCGTGCATTTCTTTTTTTGTTTTTCTCTCTTTTGACGAGGATGATGCGTTTGCTTCTTGTTTCACTAATAATTGCTCAATGTGTGATAGACTCTGAAACCACTCGGATGCCTCCTTCTTGTTCCTTCTCTTTATTCCTGACGACTTGCCTACTCCTGATTTGGATTTTCCTGTGGCTGCAGTTTGCATGATATAATTGACTTGTTGTGACTTGTTCCAGTTCGAACACTGAACATTTTAAAAGTAATCGAAAACTTTTCAATTTATATTTTTTGTAATAAATAAAAATTGAAAATAAATGTGTTTAATAAGTGTTTCATTTACACCATTGAAGATTTAAAATGGGCAACCTGCGTTAATATGGTTAAATTATTAAATGTTTATATTTTATAAAAATGTTTAATAACTGTAATTCCAAAACAAATGGAGAAGAACAATTTTTTATTAATATAAAAGATAAAATAAATGTTATTTTTGATGTAGGGTGTCGCCAAGATAGTGAATTTATTAATTTTAATGGAGAAGTTCATTACTTTGACCCTATAAATAATTTTATAGAAGATTTAAAAAATCAAAAAAATATAAATAAAAAATCATATTTTAATAATTTTGGGTTGGGTAATGAAAATAATGAAATTTATTATTATCCTCGATATGAATCGTTTTATGATAGAACTAAAAGCTGTGGAATAAGTGATGATTTAAATAAAAAATTATTAATTATTAAAAAAGGTAAAGATTATGTTATTAATAAAAATATTGAAACTATAGATTTTCTTAAAATAGATACAGAAGGTTACGAATTGAATGTTTTAAGAGGATTTGACAATTTTTTAGAAAATATTAAAATAATACAGTTTGAATACGGAGGAACATTTTTAGATAATAATACAAAATTAATTGATGTAATAAAATACTTACAAAATAAGAATTTTTATAAATTTGCATATTTAAATAATAATGATCCTATAATTATAACAGACTTTAGTGACCATTACCAATATTGTAATATAGTTTGTATAAATAAAAATAGTGATTTTGTCCCATTTTAAACCTTCAATGGTGTAAATATATATCAACGCCGATTAGTGTATAAATATATTTGAATAATTATTGTTATATAAGTAAAATGCCATATATCTTATATGGTGGAATAGGATGGTAATAGAATACATTTATATTTATCGAATAAAAAAATAATTAAAAATTGAAAATAAATGTTTCATTTTAATATCTTCAATCACACATGAAACCATGCAATATCATCATCATGATAATACATCAAGAAAAACAATATTGACATTATATTTATCATTTTCAATATTGTTTACATTTATTTTATCTGTCGAAACCAATGTTACCATCACCACTACCACCAATTCTTCAACAACCGATGACAAAACATCACCATCACCTTCCCTATTGAGTCAAGGAACCGTGACGATTATAACTTATTCAATAATATCGCTAATGTTTGGCATTCCAATCTTGACATTTTTGGCGTGCATCTATCATATGAAAGGGTCGGCACCTTGCGATTTTAAAGCAGCATTTTGTAGTTGTTGTTGATTGATTGATTGAATGTGACAGATTTATAAATAAATTGATGAATTAATTTTTTTTATAAGCCAAAAACATATTTGTCGTTGGGGTAATAGCAACTATATTGTAATTTATTTCATTTAAAAAAACAAATAGTTTTGTTTTATTTTCAGATTCTGTGTTGCACTCAAAACAAATGTGTGGATAATTTGATCTAATGATTGTTTCCACCCCCCCCATTAATGCGAATAGTTCGTTATCTTCCACATCTATTTTGATCAAAGAAATCCCATCAATGTTAAAACTATCCAGCGTCTTTACTTTAATTGTTTCTTCTTTAATAATTCCCGACGTGGCGTGCATGGAAGATCCGCCTCCATCAATGCTAACAATTTTTAATGTTGAATTTCCAATTTGATCTTTAGAACCGAGCCCATAATTTATGCATTCAATATTATCAATATTTGACAATGCCACAGAACCGCACAGAGCATAAAATGTTTTTTTTTGTGGTTCAAATGCATAGACTTGTTTACAATATTTTGATAAAGATATAGAATACGTTCCCGTGTGCGCACCTATGTCTAAAAATACGCTGTTCTTATTGCAAAATTGTGCACACCATGCAATCAACGTCGATTCAAATAAACCATGAGTCACATAATATGATAAATTAGAGCTTGGAAGTAAATATGTGTTATTTTTTAAAACAATAACTTGATCATCTGCATTGTCAACAATATTATTTTTTTGTAATATAAAAAAACTAGACATTCGATTATTATTTAATATAAATAAATATATTTATATTAAATTTTTATAATATTTCTATTTTATTATTTGATTTGATAACAGATTCGTTTGTTTTTAATCAACTTCTTCGATATTGGGTCCAGACTTGTCTGAATTGTGTGACTGTTTTTGAAATTCGGGCATTCCACCTGGCATTCCACCTGGCATTCCACCTGGCATTCCACCTGGTACTCCATCAGAAGAAGCATACAGTTTTGAAATAATTGGACTAACAATTCCCTCCAGTTTTTTTTGTTGCGCTTCATATTCGGCTGCCTCTGTTTCACCGTGACCCACAGATTCCAGCCACTCAAGCGACGCCTTGCAAGCGTCTTCAATTGCGCTGCGGTCCGATTCGGACAATTTCTCCTGCATACCCGGTTCAGAAGCTGAACTCTTTACCGAATAAACATAATTCTCAAACCCGTTTCGCGCATCAATTTTTTGTTTGTGCTTTGAATCTTCTTCCTTGTATTTTTCCGCTTCAGCAACCATGCGCTCAATGTCATCCTTTGACAACCGCCCTTTGTCATTTGTAATGGTGATTTTATTCGATTTGCCGCCAGCTTTATCGACTGCATTCACGTTGAGCACACCATTCGCATCCAAATCAAATGTCACCTCAATTTGCGGAGTTCCGCGCGGAGCCGGAGGAATGCCATCCAGTTGAAATTTACCAAGAATGTTGTTATCTTTTGTAAGCTGGCGCTCACCCTCAAACACTTGAATCAACACACCAGGCTGGTTATCCGCATAGGTTGAGAATGTTTGCCCCTTTTTGCACGGAATCGTGGAATTTCGCTCAATTAGTTTTGTCATGACACCACCAGCAGTCTCAATTCCTAGAGAAAGCGGCGCGACATCCAGCAACAAAATATCCTGCGTAATCTTCGACTGGTCTCCCGTCAAAATCGCCGCCTGAACTGCCGCGCCATACGCTACCGCCTCGTCCGGATTAATGGAACGATTAAGCTCTTTTCCATTAAAATACTCGGTTAGCAAACTGCACACTTTCGGAATGCGCGTTGAGCCGCCAACAAGGACAATTTCGTCAACGCTGCTTTTGGACATTTTTGAATCTCTGAGAACGCGGTCAACCGGGTCAATAGTAGAACGAAACAAATCCATGCACAGCTCTTCAAATTTGGCTCGCGTAATCTTGGTCATAAAATCGGTTCCATCAAACAACGAATCCACCTCAATTGTGGTTTCTGCAGACGCTGAAAGGGTTCGCTTGGCGCGCTCGCACGCAGTGCGCAATCTACGCAAAGCCCGGTTATTACCGGTCGGGTCCTTCTTGGTCTTGCGCTTGAATTCCTGAACACACCAATTTACAAGTCGGTTATCGAAATCCTCACCACCCAAGTGCGTGTCTCCTGCCGTCGCCTTTACCTCGAAAATTCCATCGTCAATTGTTAAAAGCGACACGTCAAATGTGCCTCCACCCAAATCAAAAATTAAAATATTGCTCTCGCCCTTTCCTTTTTTATCAAGCCCGTACGCAATTGCCGCCGCAGTTGGCTCGTTGATAATGCGCAACACATTCAGCCCCGCAATCGCACCCGCATCCTTTGTGGCTTGGCGCTGCCCATCATTAAAATAAGCCGGAACCGTAATCACAGCTTCCGTAACCGTCGAGCCTAAATAGCTCTCCGCAATTTCCTTCATCTTGATTAAAACCATTGCGGAGATTTCCTCTGGAGAAAATGTTTTTTGTTCTCCTTTGAACTCCACCTGAATGTGTGGCTTACCTCCATCCTTTGCAACCACCTTGAATGACCAATGCTTCATATCACTCTGAATGCTGGCATCGTCAATTTTTCTACCGATGAGACGCTTTGCGTCAAAAATAGTATTCTCTGGATTCATGGATACCTGATTTTTCGCAGCGTCTCCAATAAGACGCTCGCTATCTGTAAATGCAACGTATGATGGCGTTGTCCTATTTCCCTGATCATTTGCAATAATTTCCACGCGCTCGTTCTGCCAAACGCCCACGCACGAATACGTGGTTCCCAAATCAATTCCGATTGCTTTTGTCATTTTGTATTCTATCTGTCTAGATGATGATTATATATCTGTATATTGCTTTATATTCTTTACTATAAATAAATAATATAAATAAATTCACAATTTCATAATTTAATCATTATTTTTTATTGGACAAATCCAAACCTCAACCTTTATTCATCGAGACCAATGTCATCCTCATTGTCAAGATTAAGAGCCTGATTTTCAGTAAGACGCGACAATCCATGATCCGTATTCTTGTCAATGACCACATTCTCTGTATCAAACATTTGTTTGCGGATGTCATCAAGTGTTACATTTTCAGACTCCTCCTCTTCATCTTCGTCTGCATCAGCATCACCATCATCGGCCGACAGATTTTTCACGCTTACGAGTTCACCCTTAGAATTGATGGTTTGGGTAAGTTTATTCCCAGATTTCTCCGCATTCTTTTTGTTTTCCTCGATTGCTTTTTCTTTAGCATCTTTTACGCGCTTATCAAATTCCTTTTTGGCATTATCCTCATTTTTTTTCTTTTCCGACATCAGCTGATTGAGCGTTTCTTCCATGTATTCGACGCGCCCGGTCTTATACGCGTCCGGATGAAACGGAACCCACATTCCTACCGGACCCACGTACACATCGTGGTTGGGGTCAACTTCGCGAAGCAGCTTGCAGCGCATCTCGGCTTCCTTCTGCGATGCAAAAACGCCGCGAACTTTAATTCCTCTAACTGATGTTTGAAATTCGTGTTGTTCGCTGAATTCAATATCCAGTCTCTCCTCATAACTGTCTACAAAAGTTTTAAAATCATCATTCACGTTATATTTCATGATGGATTCATGCTCGGTTTTGAGAAAATCCTGGAAATCTTCATTTACCTTTTCAAATGTCAAATTATACTTGTAAGAAAT